TATGCGAGATCGATAAACTTATCTTCAAGTTCGACTGCCTTCTCTGCCATGAGGTAGATGTCACGCTTGAATTCGTTATCGACGATACGATTATGTTCCTTACAGTAAGAACGGAACAGTTTAGAGTTGCCTTCAACGTGCATAGACTCATCACGGATAGACCACTCAACAACTTTACCCATGCCCTTCATCTTACCGAAACGCTGAAAGTTCAACAGCATCACGAACGACGAGAACAGTGCCACACCTTCGTTAAATACAGACTTTGCGAGACACAATCCTAATCCACGCTTAGTAGTTGGATCTGCTTGCATGATAAACTCAATCTTATCTACCATCTCTGTGTACTCAAGAAACTTGTGATACTCTGATTCTGGCAATCCAAGTGTCTCGTTCAGCAGTGCGTATGCGCGTTGATGAATACCTTCTCGTGCGGCAAACGAACCAAGCATATTACGCACTTCGTTATTCTTAAACTTTGGAATGAACTGATCATAGTAGTTCTGTCCTACCGCAACATCCGACTGCGTAAAAAGACGCAGAATGTTCGTGATGTATTCTTTCTCTACTGCGGATAACTTACCGCCCTTCCAATCCGACACATCTTCTGCTAGATCAATCTCGTCCTCAATCCAGTGTGCTTTCTCGTGGCGAGTAGTAATCTCGACTGCCCAAGGATAGTGAAACGGTTTGTATGTCTGTGAGAACTTTGTAAGTCCGCCAGACTTCTTCTTCAACAGATCATCTGCTTTTGACATCAAGTCGTCGTATCCACCGATGCGCTTTTCATCGATAAAGATTTGTGGCATAGAGTTGATTCGACGCTGTTCTGTTCCGCGAGTGATCTCTTCTTTGTTGCCATTGATCTTTTGGTAAAATGCCATGCGTTGTTCTTCATCGTCCAACACATTTTCTGTGAAGGTGAATCCATGACCACTCAACCAATCCTTTGCTTGAACGCAAAAAGGACAACCCGACTTTGAATAAACAGTTACTTCCATTTCTACCCCTGACATGCTACGCACTCTTCTTCTGATTGTTTTTGTGTATCGGAGAACTCAACCAAACGGTCTCTCTCCACTTTCTGTGCCACGTTCTCAGCACGATTGCTTGTTTCTGTACGCAGATAGTACATGCCCTTACAACCATACTTCCATGCATTAAAGTGTACCTTATGTAGGTATCCTTTGCTTGCTCCCGCAGGGAAAAACACATTCAGACTTTGCCCTTGGCAAAGATAATTCTGTCGTGATCCTGCGAGGTAGACGACCCAATCTTGATTCAGTTCGATTGCAGTCTTGAATACATCCTTGAGGTGATCATCAAGGAAATCAAGATGCTGTACTGAACCACCATTGGTGATAATAGAAGACCACACTTGCTCAGTGTTCTTTCCGATCTTCTCTAATTCTTCTTCCAAATACTTATTCTTTGAAAGATGTGAACCTGCGCGTGTACGCGAGGTGAATGCATTTGCTTTCCAAGGTTCAATCGATGGTGATGTACCACCAATCAAACTTGAGTTAGCATTAGGAGCAATAGCAAGCAAATGTGCGTTGCGACGACCAGTGCCTTCCATGTCCGGTGCTTCACCCTTTTCTTTTCCGAGACGTATTGATTCCGCAACTGCTTTGTCTTGGATGTCTTTGAAAATAGTGTCATTGACTGTCCTTGCTTCTTCTGACTCAAATGCTACTCTGTGTTTTTGGAGGTACGAGTGGAATCCCATTGCACCGAGACCCAAACTCCTTTCCCTACTTGCGCTGTACCTTGCACGACTGATCTCGTCCCCTGCGTGGTCAATGAAGAACTGCAAGACGTTATCAAGAAACTGGACAAGATCAGCAATAAGTGTAGTGTCTTTCCATTCATCATACTTCTCCAGATTCACGCTTGAGAGGCAACATACTGCGCTACGCTCGTCGTTTGTTGCAAGGTGAATCTCATTACATAGGTTTGATCCACGAATCTTTAAACCCAAATCTTTCTGTGTTTGTGGCATCGCACGATTCGCTGTGTCGATAAAGTTGAGGTATGGTTCGCCAGTACGATAGCGAGTTTCCAATACCAGTTCCCACAACTTCCTTGCCTTCATTGTGTCGCGAACAGACTTGTCGTTAGGATCGATTAGATTCCAATCGTCGTCACGCTGTACTGCTTCCATGAAAGCATCACTGATGTTAACTGCGTGGTGCAAGTTCAAACACTTACGATTTACATCACCAGTTGGTACTCTCATATTGATAAACTCTACCACATCTGGATGGTCAATGTCAATGTATGACGCATAAGAACCTTTACGAGTTCTACCTTGACGGTAAGCAGTCATATCTGCATCAACCGTATGTAGAAACGGCATCGGACCGGGTGCTTTATCTGAGACTGCACGAATGTCGCTCCAGTGTCCACCGACACCACCACCCTTCACAGACAACCAACGGAGTTCTGCGCTGTGTTCGATCAGTCCTTCCAAAGAATCTGGTACATAGGTTAGGAAGCAAGAGATAGGTAGTGCCTTAACTTTTTCGTTCTTCAGAGGCGCGTTTGAGAGCACTGGTGACGCATACATGAACCATCCATTCGCTACACCATTGTAGATACGCTGTGCTAACTCCAAGTCGCCATACGAGTATGCTACTGCCGCCCTTGCAAATGCGTATTGTGGTGATGGTTCATCTTCACGACAGTAGTAATCAACTAAGAGTTTGAGTGCCTGATCAGACAGGACTTCATCTTTAGACAGATCAATCTTGATCCCAAGATGCTGTTTCTTCGCCATGTATTTTCCTTATTATATCAGATCAAGTGCTTGAGGATAAATCTTTGCGATTGCCTCTGCACATGCTTTTGCTATTTCAATGTGTTCTTTCTGAGTTCCGTTTGATGCCCTCAGTTCAATGTAATGAATCCAACTACGGATTGTGCCATTCATGTAAAGTCTGGATGTTGTGAGTCCTTCTGGCAGAAGTGCTCTTGCTTGCTCTTTTGCAATCCCAAGTTTGATTGCGTTCTTATACTCTCGTTCTGCCATCCACATGACACGACCTTGAATGCGATACCACTCGCGTTGAATTTCAATGTCATCGGTGACAATCGAGTTCTGACGATTCTTAGTGTCTTGTAGTCTTGCCTCGCGTCTGACAAACATCTCATCAAACTCTTGCTCTGGGTTAGCATATCGTTGTGAGAACTCTTGAAAACTGAAACTACGATGTCGCAGAATCTGTCGTGCGATATCTCGTGTCGTCTCAATCTCTAAGCAAGCAGATGCCATTTCAAAGGGTGACCAATGCTTGTGCTTTGCCAAGTATTGGAGTAACTTAGAAGAGGTCTCTGAATTGTTTTGATTCGATGGGTTAGATACCCTAGCACAAAACGCAACCATATCTTGAACATCATTTAATCCTTCAATCTCACCCGCAGGTTGACTATAACTCACTAATCGTACTTTCAAATTTTTCTCCACTCACTCAGTTTTGCTTTTGCTGACAATCCTTTAAAGGTGTTATTACTTATAATCGCTTGGATTTCCATAGCGTCTCTACCACCCAATATCATATCATTAATATCTTTTTCTTCAATTCCATTAGGGAAGATTACGACCGACTTTCCTTCCTCAATGGCATTTTCCATTCGTCGTATGTTCTCACGACTCCTTGGTTCATTATCCCAACAATACACGGCAGTATCTGCCGTAAAACGAGCAGAGTCTGAACCTGCCATTGCTATGGCATTGTCAAGAAACATCGAATCGATTGGACCTTCTACAATGATTACTGGTTTGCTCCAATCCACACGATTCAATCCATAAATCTTGGGTGCATCTTCGTCCAACATAATCGTGATGTACTTCGGTTGTGACTTACCGAATGCTCTGCCTTGGAATCCAATGAGACGATTGTGCTCGTCGATGAAGGGGATTACAAGTCTGGGTTCATCCTTTGCTACATTAGGAAACTTGTTTGGTATGCACTCATTTACCCATTTATAAAACTTGGGTGCGTAAAACAACTCTGAATGGCGGTTCGCAGGAATTTTTCTACTTACTATGTATTGCTTCGCAGGATGGTCAAACTTCAGTTGCGACACCTTCTTGATCTGAGACAAAGGAGTGTCCTTGAGAAACTGAGGTTTCCGCATGCGACGAATATCAACCTTTTTGTATCCCACTGACTCTTGCTTGTCAACCTTTTTGTTGACACGAGCACCGAACTTCTCAAGCATGAACTGCTTGTGCATCTCTGG